ATTATAAGCGTCAGAATGGACGTTGGGTTCCCTTCAGTGCTATGATTGGAACTCATGAAAATGAAGATAATTTAGTTAGATTTGAAGTTTGGAAGAAAGTTGAGATACCAGACTTCAAATTACCAGATTTTATACAAGAAATTGATGTTGAATACTTAAATATTGAGTCTAAAGGAAGTAATCCCTTTGAAATTCACTTAAGGACGGGTAATGACCAGATATGGGACCTTCCAATGGGGTCTAAGTTATACCCATCATGGTCTGAAGGTGATGAAAAAACCCGAAAAAACCTTAAATTTTCACCAAATTTACATCAAGATGCCCGATTTTACTCTGCAGACGGACATTTAGATGATGTAAGGCGTGGTTACTTTGTAGAAATTTCAAAATAAATACTTTTGCGGATAGAAACCCCATAAAAAGTTCTTATTATCTACTGTTACTAGGGGAAAAAGATGGCAATTCATCCAAATCCAGATAGAGACGTAAATTATATGCGCGAAGTATGGGGTACAACGTCTTTAATTGCAGATTATCACTCAAATCCAAAATCACAAATGCTTCGTGAAATATCTAATGATGATAAAACCCCTAAAAAAAGGGATTCAAAGAGTGAAAATGAACTCGTTGAGGTAGATGCAGACATTCAAAAAATATCTGATTGGATTTCAGATTGAATCTTATAAAACCACTATAAATAAGTTATAATTATACGCAAGGTAATGCCCTTAGAGCGTGTCAGTATTGGTTTTAAAGATATAAGTCTTTCGTTGAGGAAAAATCCTTTAACCAAAGATATTGCTGCGCTCACTAATGAGAATGCAATTGCACGTTCTATTCAAAATATAGTACTTACGAATAGAGGAGAGAAGTTTTTTGAGCCTTTTTATGGTTCTGATGTGAATAAGACTCTTTTTGAAAATATTGACATCTTTACAGCAAGAACAATACGAGATCAAATAGAAGAATCCATAAAGAATGAAGAACCAAGAGTGGTTCTTGATAACGTTTCGGTGATACCAGATTATGACAATGGGGCAATGGAAGTAACAGTCAAATATATTATTGTGGGAATTGATGCCCTACCACAACAATTAGAATTTGTATTACTACCAACTAGATAAATGTCATTAGTCAACGTATCATCTTTAGATTTTAATGATATAAAAGAATCCATAAAGAGTTATCTTAGAGCTGATGGTAACTTTACGGATTACGACTTTGAAGGATCCAATTTTACGGTTCTTTTAGATACCTTAGCATATAATACTTACATTAGTGCATATAACGCAAATATGCTGACTAATGAAGTATTTCTTGATGGTGCAACTTTAAGAGAGAATGTAGTATCTCTGGCAAGGAATGTTGGATATTTGCCTCGTTCTGTTACTGCATCAAGAGCAAAAATTTCATTTTTTATAGATTTAAATCCATTAAATTTAAATCCAATTTCAATTACATTGAGAAGAGGTATTGTAGCAACATCTAGTATTAATTTTGGAACTACAACATACATATATTCAATTCCAGATGATATTACTATTCCAGTATCTTCTGGAATTGCTTACTTTAATGATATTGATATTTACGAAGGAACATATGTAGAAGATACATTTACTGTAGATAGTTTAAATAAAAATCAAAGATTTATTTTAAATAATACAAATATTGACACAAATTTAATTAGAGTCAATGTGAGGGAAAATAAAGATAGCACAATTACTAGAAATTATAGATTTGCTGATAATTTAGTCAATGTTAAAAATACTGATGATGTATTTTATCTAAATGAAATTGAAGACCAGAAATATGAACTTATATTTGGTGATGGTGTTTTTGGTAGTAAATTGCAAAATAATAATTTTATAACTGTAAATTATGTAATTACCAATGCAGAGAATGCAAATGGTGTTGATGCATTTACTTTTGCTGGAAGAATTTTTGATAATAATGGAAGTCCCATAAAATCACTTGCACCTTTAATTACTACAGTTGAAACTGCTGGTTATGGAGCACCAATAGAACCAATATCATCAATCAAAAAACTTGCACCAAGAGTTTATAGTTCACAAAATAGAGCAGTAACTCCATCTGATTATGAATCTTTATTACCATTGATTTACCCAGAAACTGAATCTGTATCAGCTTTTGGTGGGGAGGAATTAGATCCACCAAAATATGGAAAAGTTTTTATTACAGTAAAACCAAAATATGGTTCATATCTTCCAAATAACATTAAAGATAATTTAAAAACAGAAATTAGAAAATATTCAGTTGCTGGAATAATTGTAGAGTTTATTGATCTCAAATATCTTTATATTGAATATGATGCAAATGTATATTATAATTCAAACCAAGGTTCTGTTGATGTAATAAGAGAATCGGTTCAAAAAAATCTAGAAAGTTTTTCAAAGTCTGATGACTTAAATAGATATGGATCTAGATTTAAATATAGTAAATTTTTAAAATTAATTGATGATTCATCAGTAGCAATTACATCAAATATAACAAAAGTTCAAATAAGAAGAGATTTAAAGATTACACTAGGAACATTTGCAGAATATGAAATTTGTTTCGGAAATGAATTTCATATTAAAAACAAAGATGGATATAATTTTAAAACAAGTGGATTTTCTGTAAGTGGTATTACAGGAACTGTTTATTTAAGTGATACTCCTAATTCCGATCTTCTTACTGGGAGAGTATTTTTATTCAGATTAGATGCAAAAAATCAACCAGTTGTTGTTAGGTCAAATGTAGGAACTATTGATTATGTTAAAGGAGAGATAAGAGTAAATGCGTTAAATATTACAGCAACAACTAAAACATCTTTTGGAGATAACATTGTAGAGTTTTCAGTAACACCAAAATCAAATGATATTATAGGACTTCAAGATTTATACTTACAACTAGATACTTCATCATCATCAATTAATATGGTAAATGATGTAATTAGTTCTGGAATTGACATCTCAGGATCTCAATATATAGTAACATCCAGTTATTTAAACGGGGAATTCGTAAGACTGTAAAGATATGGACAATAGAGTAAAAATTCAGCATTTAGTTCAAGATCAAGTACCAAATTTTGTTTCGGAGTTATATCCAGAATTTATTCAGTTTTTATCTGACTATTACAAGTCTGTAGAGTTCCCAGGTGGTCCAGTTGATATATTAAACAATATTGAACAATATGTAAATCTTAAAAATATAACAGAACTAACTTTTTATATCGAATCTTCTTCAGAAGTTGACTATTTGGATTCTGAAATTCAAGTTAATAGTACAGATGGATTTCCAAATAGTCAAGGACTTATAAAAATTGATAGTGAAATCATATCTTATGAATCAAAAACATCAACTTCTTTTGTAGGTTGTAAAAGAGGATTTAGTGGAATTAGTTCATATAAAAGTGTAGATGAGGCACCAGATTTTGTAACAACTTTACCATCACCCCATTCTACTGGATCTATAGTATATAATTTACATGCCTTGCTTTTGTTTGAACTTTATAAAAAGTTTAAACGCCAATATGCTCCTGGTTTTGAAGATGTAGATTTTTATTCTGAAATTAATGAAAAAGAGATAGTTGCAAAATTAAAAGATTTTTATTCTTCTAAAGGTGCTGATCCATCTTTTGATGTTCTTTTTAGATTAATTTGGGGTTCTCCAGTTAGTATAGTAAGACCAAGAGACTACTTAATTCAACCCTCCGATGCTGATTATAGAATTAGTAGAATTTTACTTGTAAAATCTTTGCAAGGAGACCCAGAAGGTTTGGTGAATAGAACTCTGTTCCAAGATGTCACAGATCTTATTCCAAAAGCCACAGGAACAATTACTCAAGTTGAAAAAATAGTTAAAGCTGGAGAAGAATATTACAAATTATCTCTAGATTATAATCCAGAAATTGAAACTTTTCAATTTACCGTTCACCCAAAAACTAGAATTACTACTTCGGCTGGGATAGGTCAAACTTTTATTGATGTCGATTCAACTCTAAGTTTTAATAACTCTGGAACATTAACATTTTTTGATAATAATGATGTTGAATATATTCTTACTTATTCTGGAAAGAGTACAAATCAATTTTTTGGATTAGATGTTCCTACAAATATTCCTTTAAATGCAGAAATATTTACTCCAGATTATGCATATGCTATAACCGAGACTGGTGAAGAAATAAGAGTAAAGGTAACAGGTGTTCTTAGTGATATAGAGTATGATAGAGAATCTTCATATTATTATAGTGACGGTGATGAAATAGAAATTGTTTCTTTAGGTCAAGATAGTGAGGAGCAAATACATAAAAGTTGGTTAGTCAATGCAACACCAGAGTATGAAGTAGAGCTTTTAGAACAAGTTTCTTTAAAATTAAATGGTGCTGCACAGTATAGAATTAGAACTTTTGATCCAAATATCTTTTCTTTAGGTGATGTTGGAACAATTAAAGGTAGTGATGGTTCAGAATATGAAGTATTTGTAATTGCTATTTCTGATAGATATGAATTTGATATTAACATATTATCTCAAATAGATATTATAAACACAAAATACACAATTAGAAGAGGTGTATCTAAAGTTTCTTGTTTAAATCAATCTAATTTAAACATATTTTCTTCAGAAGTTCAAAATGTTTATATTAATAATGATGTTGTTGGATATTCTACCGCTCAGACTAATAATGACGAAACTTATGTAGTTTCATCATCTTTACCAACATACTACAATACCCCACTATTGATTGAAGACTTTTCAAAAACATTTTCATTATCTTTTAGTGGAGATTTTGGTGGATATGAAATTAATGTTTCTGCAAACGGTCTTAACACTGGAGATGCTGTTTATTATTCTTACAATGGAAATTCTGGATTGAATATATCAGAAGGTCAATATTTTGTTTATAAAGTAAATCCAAGTACAATTAAACTAGCTACAAGTAGATCAAATATAAGAAATAATATATTTGTATTTCTTGCTGGTACTGCAGTAGATAATAAAATTGAACTTTTAAAGTTTCATGAAAGAGAAGTACAACCGCAAAATATAATAAGAAAATTTATTGAACCATCAGTTGAAGGAGTAGAATCTGAAAGAATTACTCAACCAGGATGTACTGGAATATTTTTAAATGGCGTTGAACTTTTAAATTATAAATCATCAGATGTAATAAGATATGGTCCTATTGACGAAATTATTGTTTCTTCAACAGGAGATCAAAATTACAATGTAATTAATCCACCAATAATTGAAATAGATGATAATACTGGAATTGGAAATACTGTATTTGGAACTGGTGCTGAAGCAGTATGTAATGTAAGGGGATCTTTAAAAAGAATTAATATTATTGATAAAGGTTTTGATTATATTGAATCACCAAAAATTACAATCTCTGGTGGTAATGGTAGTGGTGCAGAAGCAAAATGTAACTTATCTAAAATAACATATTCTATTACATTTAATGCTGGAAGTTTATATGAACAAGTAGATATTGCTAATAATTCGATTGGATTTGGAACTTATCACAAATTTAGAAACTTTGAAAAAATAGTATATCAAAATCAAGATCAAACAAGTATTGATGGTTTAATAAATGATTCAATATATTATGTAAAACTAATAGATGAATTTACAATACAACTCCACAATACATTTGAAGATTCAATTTCTGGAATTAATACTGTTTCTTTAAATGACTATGGTGATGGTCTACAAAAGTTTTTCTCTTTTGAAAAGAAGAATGTAGTATCTTCTATTGAGGTGATATCTGAGGGGAGTAATTATACTAATAAAACTTTATTTTTTGACTCTTCAAATATAAGTTTAAGTAATAATACTATTGTTTATGAAAATCATGGATATAGTGATAAAGAAATTATTTTATTTGATACATTTGGTGTTCTTCCAACAGGAATTTCTACTACTTCACAATATTATGTAAAGGTTGTAGATAAAGATCAGTTTAGAATTGCCGAGTTCGTAGCAGTTGGTGTTGGTAGTACAGTTCAAAGTGATGTAAACTATGTAAATAATAGGTTTGTTGACTTTATCAATCTCGGAACTGGTCAACATACTATTAAATATACTCCAATAGTTGTTAAATTAGAAGCTCCCATTGGAGTTGGAACATTTCCTGGACAAGATTTTAGAGCAAAAATAGATCCCATTTTTGAAGGGGAGATATTTTCAGTATCTATAAAGAACAAAGGTTCTAATTATGGAGATGAAAATATTGTTAATTATAATAGACAACCAGAAATAAATATTTTAAGTGGTAGTGGGGCACAAATAAGTCCACTTGTATCATCTCAAGGAAGAATTATTGATGTTATTATTAATAATAAAGGTTTTGGTTATAACGCACCACCAAGAATTGATATAATAGGTGATGGTTCTGGTGCTATTTTAACCCCAGTTATTTTAAATGGTCAGATTGTTGATGTTAAAATTATTGAGGGTGGTTTTAATTATGAGCAGGTAAATACAGTATTAAATGTTGTTGCATCAGGTAGTGGTGCAAAACTTGAATCTGGCATAAGAACTTGGACAATTAATAATGTTGAAAGGGCATTTCAATCAGAAAAGATTAATAGTGATGATGGTTTTATAACTATTCCATTAAATACAAATAATGGATTACAATATACTCATTCATATGCGGCAAGAGAACTCAGAAGAAAACTTCTTGCAACATCTATAGATTTAGATGGTAATCCAATTTATAGAGATGATATTGATAATGATAATGAACCTATAAAATACCATTCTCCAATAATAGGTTGGGCATACGATGGAAATCCAATTTATGGACCATATGGATATGAAAACAGAAAAGGTGGTTCCGTAGTAAGACTTTCTTCTGGATATAAACAGGATTTAAAACCAACTAGACCAAGAACTAATGTATGGCCTCCAGGATTCTTTATTGAAGATTATACTTTTATTGGTGATGGAGATTTAGATGTTCATAATGGTAGATTTTGTAAAACTCCAGAGTTTCCAAATGGAACATATGCATATTTTGCATCTTTAAATTTTCTTAAAGATTCTGGTGGACCATTTAATGGATTTTTAAAACCAGTATTTCCATATGTAATAGGACATACTTATAAGTCAAAACCAATATCATATAATTTCAATCAGTTTTCTTCTTTAGAATTTTTCGATGTCAATGAGAGTGGATGGTTAAGACATACCACACCTCTTGGACTTTTAAAAAGTAGAACATCTTATAATGGATTTTTACAACCGAATGATTATGCAGAAGGATTTACAGAAGTTTCTAATGTTTCTGTTGGAAGTATTGATAGATTAAGCATAGTTTCTCCTGGAGATAATTATTCTGTACAAGATACAATCTTTTTTGAAAATGAAGGGACTGGTGGATCTGGAGCATATGCAAGAATATTTGAAATTCAAGGAAGAGAAGTTAGTAATATAGAGTATCTTTTTGCACAACTAAAAGATGTTGAATTTATTCCTTATGGAGAAACTGGAGAGTTTATTGGTATTGGAAGTACTGCACATTCATTTGTTGCAGGGGATATTGTATCGGTTCAAAATTTAAATATTCTTTCGACAGAGTTTTCTTCAAATTATTTAATTGGAGTAAGTACTAACTTCCTTAATCTATCTACATCTATTGGTGATGAATCTCAATCTGGAATTGTTACATATTTTAATGTTACTGGAAACTTAAAATTCCCAGATCTTACTGTCAATGACATATATGAAATTAATGGAGAACAAATAAGAGTATTAAATGTAAATATTGAAGATTCTAGAATACGTGTAGAAAGGTCTTACAACGGAACAGTTTCTTCTGGACATACTGCGGGAGATGTATTAAGCGAACTACCAAGAAAAATAACAATCAATAGTGGTTTTACTACAACAACTCAGTACTTACTAAACAGAGAATACCATTTTGATCCAAAAGAATCGGTAATTATTCCATCTGAAAATTTAGTCACATATTCAAATCCAGTTTCCCCCACATTAGTTGCTGGAGCATGGGATTATTATACTGCTGGTATTGGAACTGGTTCTGTAGATTATTATGCAGAAGTTTCTCCAGATAAGACTTTAAATGCTGCAAAAGTCTCTTTTGCTTCTACCACTGGAGCATCAGATGCTTTTGGAATTGAGTTTGGAACTATAGGACTTTCTGCAGACTATAATACATTTTCAATCTTCTTAAAGGGTGAGAATGGTGGTGAGCAAGTTTATATGATTTTAGAAGATTCACTTTCATATTATTCTCAGTTAGTAACTGTAACATCGGATTGGAAAAGATATTCTCTTAATGCGCTAACTAGTGCGGGTTCTCATACTATTCGTATAGGAACTTTAGGAACACAAGGTCTTCAATTAAATTCAGAACCAACTGTTTATGTTTATGGAGCACAAGTTGAACTTGGAAATTATACTAGCTCTTATTATTCAACATACGGTTCTGCTTTATCGAGATCTTCAAATGAATCTGGAATTTTATACTTTAATAGTGCATCAAAATCTCAACCAAAATCAATAAACACTATTCCAAACACATTTTATTTGCCAAAGCATGGGTTTAATACTGGTGATTTAATTACATATAAAGTCGGTAGTGGATATACTGGGGTTACAGTATCCTATGCATCTACTGTTAGACCACTTGAAGATGGTGAGCAAGTTTATGCTGCAGTATATGATAGAAATACTATTGGAATCTCAACTCAAATGGTTGGAATTGGTAGTACAGGAACTTTTGTTGGTATTGGTTCTCTCCCAATTAGTTTAACTAATTTAATTGATTATGGTACTGGAGATAATCACAGTTTTGTGACTAATAATCCATTAACTATTAAGGGAGACGTTTACAAAAAAACAGGAAAAATTACTACTACAGTTAATCATGGATTAAGTGATAAAGACAGTGTAAATGTTAATGTAATTGTTGGTGTGAACACAACAATTTATGTTGCATATGATGATGTTAATCGTCGAATGATTATTGACCCAAGAACATTTAATGGTTCTGACATAGATTTATCCACTAATTTCATTAATATCAACAACCATGGTTTCTCTAATGGTCAAAAAGTAATATACACATCATCTTCTCCTTCATCTGGATTAAATAATTCTCAAATGTATTATATCGTCGTTATTGACGATAACAATGTTGCTTTATCCAATTTTTATTATGAAAAAATAACTTCAAATTTGGGAATTGAATTAATACAAATCGGTACTCAACAACCAGGAACATTAAGTCCAATAAATCCAGAATTATCTGCTTATAGAAATTCTACCGTTAGATTTCAGTTATCAGATCAAACATTAGCAGCAAACTCACAACCAGCTTTTGAATTTAACTTATTTACTGATGATTCTTTTGAAACTGAATTTTATACAACACCAGAAAATACTGGGCAATTTAACATTAGAAAATCTGGAGTTATTGGAGAACCATTTTCATATGTGGAGATTATTATAGATGAAAATGTTCCTGATTCTTTATATTATAATTTAGTTCCCATTAATTATTTTGGAGCAGCGCAAACTAAAGTAGAAATATTAAGAGATGAATTTAATATTAAAAATCCAAACAAATTTACAATATTAAATAGTAAATTCAATAGACTATCTGAAATTACTGGAGTAACAACAAACACATTTAATTATTCATTAGATGCAACTCCAGAAAGAAATAGTTATAATAGTAATGAAGCAATAATTAAATATACCACAACTTCAGATTCTGCAGTCGGTCCAGTAAATAGACTTTCTTTAGACTCTATAGGCAGAAATTATAGAAAATTAGCAAATGTTCAAGAGGTAATTAGTGGATTAGGAACTAATGCAATTTTCTTACCAGCAAGTACTAGTATTGGAAAAGTTAATGAAGTATCTTTTACTGATGTTGGATTTGATTATCCATCAGATAAAACTTTAAGACCAATTGCAAATTTCCCATACACTTATAAAATTGAACCGTTATCAAAGTTTAAGCAAATTAAGATTATTGACCCAGGTGTTAACTATTTTGTTCCACCACAATTAGCAGTTCTTGATGGATTTACTGGTAGAATTAACAATGAAGCATTCTTAAGATATGATATAGGAGACACTGAGGTAAGCATTATTAGAAATACCACTGGTTTATATAACGTTATTCCAAAAATTCTTCCTATTAATAATCCAAATGGTATCAGAATTGATAATATTGTTTTTGATAGTGGAACATTAGATGTTACAGTATCTTTAGCAGTTACTTTTAGTAGTTTACAAGACTTTCCATTTAAAGTTGGTGAAAAAATTATTGTTGAAAATACAAATATAGAGATAGGAAGTGGTCAAAGAGGATTTAACTCTGCTGCATATGAATATAAATTATTCACTATTACTGAAGCTGATTTAAATCTTTCTGGAGATTTTCCATTCGTAAAATATAATCTTTCTGATGTCTTAAAACCTGGAGAATTTCCAGGAATATTTGATAATTTTGAATCTTTTGGTACAATAACTCCAGAATCATATTTTCCAATTTTTGATATAACTCTAGAAAAAGATTCATTTAGATCTGGTGAAATAATTACATCTCAAGATGGTAATGTTGGTATTGTACAAGTTTATGATGTTCGTAATGAATATTTAAAAGTTAGATCTAGAGTAATATTCAAAGTGGATGATCTAATCATTGGTAATTCATCACAGAATCAGGGATTAATTTCTTCAGTCGAAGGAATAAGTGGAAAATACATTGTTGGGTCTAATAGTATTATTAAAAGAGGTTGGTTAAAAGATACTGGAAAGTTAAATGAATCATTTCAGAGAATACATGATAATGAATATTATCAATATTTCTCTTATTCTGTTCGTTCTCCAATATCTTATGAAGAATGGAATCCTTTAGTAAGTAATTTAAATCATACCGCAGGATATAAAAAGTTTGCGGAATTAACTGTAGAGTCTTATGACCCAACATTAGTTGGAATTAATACTGATCAGAATTTAAATACTTTGGATGCCGTTTCAGATTTAACTGAAATTGTAGATTTAAATACGGTAAAGGACTTTGATATTGCTAGAGAAAAAAGCATTACAGTTGATGATTCTTTGGTATCTAATGAAATATTATTTAATTTACCATTTTTGGCAAGATATCAAGAGTTTATTGGTAATAGAGTATTACCAATAGATGATATTAGTGATCAATTTAATGGTACAAATAGACAATTTGAAATTAGAAGTGGTGGATATAAAGTTTTTGAAAATATATTTGATGGTAGCGATGGAAACTTAATATCTTTTGCAGACTCTACAATAAATTTGAGAAATCATTATTTTGTTAGTGGTGAAGAAATTGAATATATTCCACCAAGCAATGATTTTTCAAATGCTATTCAAATTGAACCATCAGACTTTGGTCCAGGTATTGGAACTACCACATTTTTACCATCAAGGTTTATTGTAGTTAAACAAGATAATCAAAAAATTAGAGTTGCAACTTCTGCAACAAATGCACTATTGTTTAATCCAGTTTCTATAGGATTGACTGGTGTTGGTATTGGTACAAGTCATATTTTTAGAAGTTTACTTCCAAATAATAGATTATTAGTCACTATTAATGGAACAATACAAACTCCCGTTGTTGGAACTGCTTTAACAGTATCAACAACAAGTAATGTTGGAGTTGGTTCTACATTTATTGATGTTGTTGGAATAACATCAATATTTGGTGGTGACTTAATCAAAATTGATAATGAAATTATGTTAGTTACTTCTGTTAATGGAGATGCAAACAAGATTTTTGTAAATAGAGCTTGGATGGGTACAACAGAAGAATCTCATTCTACAAATTCTATAGTAACAAAACAATCTGGAACTATTAATGTTGTTGATAATTATCTCCATTTACCAGAAGCACCTTGGGGTAATTTACCAATCGGATTTGGAACTACAGCACAATCATCAAATGAAATAGATTATAGTGGATTAACTACTAGTTCTAGATTTAGTGGTAGAGTATTTTTAAGATCTGCGCTGACGGAAGCTTTTACAACAAGTTTTACTAAAGCATACGACAACAATTATGTTTATGATGATATATCTGATCAATTTAATGGAATTAATACTACTTTTACATTAAAATATGAAGGAAATGATATTGATAATATTTTTGCTACAAATACCATAATATTGATAAATGATATTTTCCAAGGACCACAAAGATTAGGTAATGTTGTTACAAATATTGCAGGAGACTATAAATTAGAATCTTCTGGCGGTCAGCTCACTTTAGGATTTAATGGAGAGTATAGAGACCCATCAGTAACTGGAGATGTTAATGTAAATAATGTTCCAAGGGGAGGAATTATTGTTAATATAGCATCCACAGAGGGATTTGGTTATCAACCGCTTGTTGCTGCAGGAGGAACAGCATTGGTTTCTAGTGCAGGAACAATATCAGCAATTTCTATAGGTAATTCTGGTTCTGGATATAGAGAAGGAATTCAAACAGTTAAAGTTGGTATACAAACTGCAAGTTTAGGTGCTGCAAATGTCAGTTACATTGGAATAGCTACAGTTTCTGATGGGCATGTTACGGGAGTTGCAATAACCAATCCTAAAGTATTTTATGCCCCCAAACAAATATCAAATATTGGATATAGTTCAATAACTGGAGTTACTACTGTTGTTACAACAACTCCACATGGTCTATTCCTCGGTGAAGAAGTTAAAATTGTTGGAGCAGCATTTACTTGTGATTATTATCCACCATTAGATGTTGATAATGCATTATATGATAACACAACTGGAATAATGACAGTTACTGTTGGTGTTAATACATTAAATGTATCTGATTTCATCTATGATAATATTTCTGGTTTGGCAACAATCACCACAATAGAACCTCATAAAATAGTACCACAAACTGCTATTGGAAGAAGTTTTAGTCTTGCTGGTCTTGCTTTAACTTGTGTTGGATATGGTCAAACATTTGCTGTTTATGATTTCCAATATGATAATATAACTGGTTTAGCAACTGTCATAACATCTGGAGATCATGGTCTAACAACTTCAGCAAACTTTAAAATGAGGGAATTAACGTTTGAATGTCCTATCGGTGGAGCAACTGGTTATGGACAAACATTTGCTATTACTCAATTTAGATATGATAATACAACTGGTCTTGCAACAGTAACAACAAACTCTCCAATTATTGGAGTAATTGGTATTGGTAGCGATGTGAGATTGAATAATCTTGAATTTTCATGTCCATTTGGATCTGGAATAACAACATCAATATTCCCAGACGGAACTCAAGGTTATACATTTACAGTTACTAACGTTATTGCTTCAGATCAATTTGAATTAAATGTTGGAATATCAACTATTCAACACACTTATGTTGAGAATGATGCTGGACAAGTTACTGCAGGACTTACAACTTCAGTATTCCCAGACGGATCTCAAGGATATTTCTTTAATGTAAATAGCGTTGGAACAACAACATCATTTACAACAAACGTTGGACCATCTTCAATTTCTCATACTTATGTTTCTGGGGGTGTAATTCAAGTTGGAATTAATACAAATATATTCCCAGGAGATGCATCAGTTTCTCCTTTAGGTGATACATTTAGTGTTATTAGTGCGCCAGATGGATATACTTTAACATTTAATGCTGGAGTTTCCACTATTACACATTCATATTTAAGTGGCGGAACTTTAACTTTTGGACATAAACTAAAAGTTGGAACCGATGTTGCTCTTACTGGATTAGCATTTACATGTTCATATGACGGAGGAGTGGGAATACTTACGCATCCAAGAGAATCGGATCCAATTTATTGTGGTACTCAAGTAACAAGAATTAATAATGTATCTGAATTTGAAATAAATGCTGGAATAAGCACGGCAGAATCTTTCTATACTTCTGGTGGAATTGTTGAAGAAATTATTACTGCACCAAGACAAATAAACAATTCTCCAACTGGGCAAGATCCTTCGGCAAATGGAACTTCCATAGTTAAAATAGTTGATGATTATACCTTTATTATAAATTCTGGACCTTCACCGTATGCTCATTTTTATAAGAGATGTGGAACAGTTAACAAACCATTAGATGTAGTTTTTGATTCTCCTTTGAGTTACTACAATATCCCTTTAATATACTCATCATCAAGTACTGCTGGTTTTGGTAGCGGTGCTACAGTTGATATTGTTGTTGGACAAGGTTCTAGTATTATTAATTTTGAAATTAGTAATTTTGGATATGGATACGGTTCAGAGGAAGTTTTGACTGTTGCTATAGGAGGTACAACTGGAATTCCAACAACAAGTTCAACAAATTATAAAGAATTTCAATTAACTGTTGGAGAGACTTACCAAAGTAAATTCTCTGGATGGAATGTTGGAGAATTTATTGTTTTAGATGATATATCAAGATTTTTTAACGGTAGGAGAAGATTATTCCCACTCTCATTCAATGGAGAGAGTATTTCATTCTTTGCAAGAGCAAATTCTGGAATCAATTTACAATCCCCTTTTTTGGTATTTGTGAATGATGTTTTACAAACTCCTGGAGAGGGTTATCAATTTACTGGAGGAAGCACATTAAGATTTACAGAAGCACCTAAGGGTCGTACAACTGGATTTAGCAAAGAATGAAATACTCTCTCCATTG